TTATTGATTCTCCATTAGAATGTTCTCGAGATTTATCAAGTTTCGACTCCGACGCCTCGTGCTTAATAATAAGGCTCGTGATGAGTTTTTATTTAATATGGAGTCAGCTACAAAAAGGGGTGGAACAAAATCGTCATCTTCAGAAATCACCATTATCCAGTCGGTAGGTTCTTTGTAGGCCATGACGATTACATCAGAGGCTAATGCAGTGTCCACCATTTTCTCTTCTAGGCCCTTCCCGGCTTGCCTATCTCTTACCGTATTAGGTAAATGAATTTGAAGTTTTTTATGTAATCGCTCCGTCGACGCGCCTATTAGATTATCACCGTACCCGACTTCTTCCATGAAAACTACGCTTGGATTGTGCGATAGAGTTGCAAAGTCGGTACCGGCAATGATTTGAGTTATTGCTTTCTTGTTGGCGGTTGGCTCATACCCTTTATGCCAGCCATGATAAATTCTTAGTCCTACTCTGAACTTTAATTCTGGAAAAGATTTAGCAAGGCAAGTGGATATTTTTCTCGTGACGCTATTAAATGCCTGCCTTGATAGCAGTAGTGGGTCTTTAATTTTACTGACGTTATAAATTAAGAGTTGAGAGTTCCAGTCAACAAAAACCGTTACATTTATTAGAGAACTTCTTGAAGCTAACTCGCTCATCTGCGGACCTGCTCCTTGGAAACTTTGAAAATACGTAGGCGCAGCCAATACCTATAGTTCTATTTAATCAAAATTCCTTCGATACCAGCGCCTGGCTACTTCCTGCGTAATCGCTATCCCGCGCTTTGATTGGGCAAGTTTGAATCGGCAACAGCGTAATCAGGGCTGATCTGCCCCGCGTCTGGCGCAATCTCCCCGCTGACCACCCATAAGGCATATTGAGGAAATAGCTTCACGATAGCTTCGATCTCCTCAGCCTTAATCTCACGCTTTCTCGCGGTGTTCTTCAGGTTGTTCCAGGTGTAGCGACTGATGCCAGTGCGCTCCTCCAGCTCAGGCAGCCGAATCCCTGAGCTTTTCAAAATAGTTATAACCCGCTCTTTAATCATGGCCATTTGATCTATAAATGATATATCCAATATGGATCGACGATGGCATTATCCTTTTCGAAACTATCCAATTTGGATAACGCAAAGCTGAATAACTGACATTGCCACGAATAGTGACGGAACGAGCATGGAACTGGAAGAGCTAGAACCTTCAAAGCTGATCGGCCCACAGCAGGACGTGGAAACCGTCGAAGCCTGGGCGGAACGTAACGGCCTGACATGCTCCATGGCCCGCGCCTGGGTCTACCGGGGCGTACTCCCCACCGTAAAGCTCGGTAAGCGCCGCATGATCAATAGCGCGCTGCTGCGTAGCTGGCTGCTGGAACAGGAGTGGACCGCATGAATCCTCCTCTCTATACGCAAGCCGCCTTCGCCGCTCTGGCGGGTGTGTCCGTAGATACGGTCGCTGGCTGGGTCAGGACTGGCGCGGTCGAGAGCGTGAAGCTGGGCAAAACCCGTCTGGTGCGTTTCCCGGGGGTGAACCAATGAGCCGCACAGACCCGCAATTCAAGCTGCGCATGCCTGCTGCACTCCGCGCCCAGGTCGAGCGGTCCGCTTGGGCTGCACGCCGCTCCCTGAATGCCGAAATCGTCATCCGCCTGGAATCGTCCTTCGCCCAGGTTGCGCCCAGCACCAATGAACAGGAGCGCTCCGCATGATTCGCGCCGTCTACGGAAACCCAGGGGAGGGGATGACCTATGCAGAAGCCGACCAGCTATCTACGTCTTCCCCACGCCCAGGACTGCGACTGCTCTGTCTGCTGGTCCAGACGCGAAATGGCGAAACCCGCTCCCTGCCGGTCCACACAATGCGCCCAATGCCGCCCCGCGTATGCGCGGCCGATTCGCACGCTGCAAATGGGGTGCGTCGGTGGAATCTGGAAGCCTTTGCTCTCGGACTGGACAGTGGAACCGGCCTTTATCTGCGAGAAGCACACGCCACCCGCCTTACCGCCGAAGTACTGGAGCGTTGTGCTCGACACTGGCCGGCCCACGCCTTACGTCCCGATTCACGAACCGTTCGAGCTGGTGGGGTGAGCCATGGTTGATCCAACAGAACAAGCCGATTTCTTCTGGCGCGTCTGTCTGCCCATAGCGTTGCTCGCAATGGTGCTGTTCGGCTTCCCCTGGTTGGGGATGAGGATCAGCGAGCACCGCGCCGGAGCCCAGCTGGATTGCATGCCCGTTAACCCGGCCACCCCTGATTCCGAACAGGTCCAGGGCCGCGCTCCCGGCTCGTCGGATCACGCTTCACCGATCCGGCGAACGGAAGCACGGGCGGAGCGCACCCTTGACCCTGCACGAACAGAAACAGCCTCGCTCGGGAGGGCGGGGAACGCTTTACTCCCCGCGCTCCTGAGCCCTCGGCGGCAAGAGTGGGATGACAAGGGCAAAGCCCTTGGTGTTTAGGGATGAAGATAATTAATTAAATTTGTTTTGTGCTTAAGAGGTGAGTGTCAATTCGGCACTATTTGAGTCAATAAGAAACGCAGCGTGATATTTATTTGTATACGTAAATATTTTGCTCCAGGCGTGTATAAATAGAGCTACAGATTAACCCGCAAGCCAAGTAACAAGCCGGTCGCAGTGAAAAGACTTTTTCACTCGCTCGGGATCGCTCGGCCTGCAGAAAGCAAAGCAGCGCAATAAAGCGCAACTAGAGAGAGGAAACACAAATGGCACGTTCGACTATGGAAGTTGCATTTCTCGGCACTCAACGCTTCGACGGTGAAGCCGGCCAGAAATACATCAAAGTCTTTTACGGCGATGAGCCGGACGGCAAGACCGAACACGGCCTTTCCATCATCGGCATGGCAGCAGCGGACGAAGTAGCCGATGAAATCTTCGCAGCCGGCGCCCAGTTCGAGCCGCTGCAACTGGTGCGCATCCACTTCGAGATTGCCCGTGGTGGCCAGAACAAGGGCAAGAACCTAGCGCTGCAACTCGAAGCCGTGAAGCCACGCAACGGCACCGAACCGACCCGTTCCGCTTCTCAGCCGAACCCGGTTAAGCCAGCCGATCCGGCCAAAGCCAACTAAGGGGGGAGGCTGCGCCGTGCTCAATGTTGACCGGGTGTATTGCGACTACTGCGGCTGCTGCATGGGTCAGCTTCTCGGCCTGCCTGCGCCCCAGGCAGACCTGCTGCCCGATCTCAACGTAGCGCCGGCGCATGCCATGTGTCCCGATTGCTTGGCCGCCAGCGAAGTCGTCAACGACCCGCAACAAGCCGAGTAAACCCGTATGGCCACGAACTTCTATTGCCCAGGCATAGCGCAACTGGAGACCGAGGCCAACCGGGTGACGTGTTCTGAGACCTTGCAGGTGACGCCAGCGGCGGAGCCGGTAAAAGCCTCGGAACTGGTCGGACAGGGGATCTATTGGGGCTTGTTCTATTGGGCTCTATTCTTCGTGTTCTACCAGATCAAAAAAGCCATCGAAACTTAATGAGGAATACCCATGAAACAGAAGCTCACCCAATCGCTGCAACGTTTCTCCCGTTCCGCACCGGTGAAAGCTGGTCTGGCTGCGAGTCTGATCGCCGCCAGCAACTTCGCCTCGGCCGCGCCGATTGATATCGACGTTGGCGATGTGACTGCCACGTTGGCTGCTGCGGTTATCACCGTCACCGCCGTGTGTACCGCTGCACTCTCCATCGTCGTGGTGGTGCGCGTGTTCCGCTACGTCCGTGGCGCGCTGTAAGCCACTCCTGCAACAGACAGGGCTCGGATTTCCGGGCCCTTTTTCTTGGCGCGAAGTAAAGGGTTTGATGTCATGAGTGCCTCCTCAATATTACGATGCCTCCTGTTTGGGCTCAGCTTTTTTGGGGCATCTAACGCTTTTGCATATTGCTTTACTGCTTATCAGGGCGATTATGTGTCAACCGCTTCGTCCTCGACTAATGCGGGCGCTGGTACTGTCTGTAAAGCTATTATTGATGCCGCATCAATATCCCGTTATCCCGGGTCATCATATGGTGCAATAGGCGGAACTGCTTCTTCGGGCGGACAATGTTATTACTATGCAAAGGGCGGCCCGCATGCTCTCTTCGGTCTTTGGGATAGGACAGGCACACCTGAAAGTGTTTGTGACGTTCCTGAGCCCCCGCCAGAAGAGCCTGATGAATGCAAGGAGGGCGATCTTTTCCCCGCTCGCGGTGCTGACTCTCCGATTATTGAAGGTGGCGACGGTACAAAAACTGTTCTCTCACAGCCTCCGACCAATGTTTGTTTTAACTCATGTTCTTTTTCTGGAACCCCCGGTGAAACTCGCAGTAGCGGTTGCTATGTGTCTGGTGTCGACCCCTCAATGGGTTACTGCAACTATGTAATTAAGGGTACGGGTCAAAGTTGCTCCGCTGAGTCATATACGCTTGCTGTATCAGGTCAACCGCTTAATCCTCCGCCAGATCCGGACGAACCTATTCCGCCTACTTGTCCATCGGGTTGGGCTGTATCTGGCAATACCTGCCACAAGCTTCCGCCGAAACCTTGCGATCCGTCGACTGGAGAGGTCTGTGGGCCCGGTACTCCTGGTGATGGCGGGGATGGTGGTGATGGCGGTACAGGCGGCGGTGGCGGTGGCGGCGGTGGGAATGACGGTGGCGATGGCGATGGCGGTGACGGTGACGGTGACGGTGGCGACGGCGACGGCGACGGCGGCGATGGTGGCACCGGTGGTGGTACAGGGTCGGAGCCTCCCGCTAATGGCGGTGGCACGGATGAAGAAGGTAATTCGGCGGGTCATTCCAATGATTGCAAAGTCGCCCCGACATGTGAGGGCGACGTCTTTCAATGCTCCATCCTGAATCAGTCCTGGAGCAATCGGTGCGCGATGCTTGCCGAGCCGACCGAGGCCCAACTCAAAAAGCTTGCCGACCAGAAAGCCAAGGCCATTGCCGATCAGGAAGTCATCCAGGGCGAGTTCGATAGCGACGTTGCGGGCCTGCTGAACGAGTTCAACAACGGCATCGGCAGTGGCTCCCGCCAGGGCAGTTGTTTGCCCGATGAAGAGTTCTCCGTCTTGGGCAAGCGCTTTGTCCTGCCGGTTTCGCAAGCCTGTCCTTACCTCGCGCTGCTCCGTTACGCCGTTATAGCCATGGCGTATCTCGGTGCGGCTCGCCTTGTATCAAGTGCTATTTAGGAGGGTTCGCCATGTTTCCAGTCATAGCGTCCGCGGTGGGTTCGGCAGTCGGTGCCCTGTTGCCTCGCATCGCCGCTGCGGTCGGTGTGTTCGCCGTCTCCACCATCGCCATCAAACCGATCATCAACGCCCTAGAGTCCAAGCTGCTAGGCGAGATGGCCAATCTGCCGACCGGCGTGCGTGAGTTTCTGGCATTCCTCGGTGTGTACGACGCCATCGCCATCATCTTCTCGGCCTACCTGATGTTGATCGGAATCCAGGCCGCGAAAGCCGCTGCCTCCGTCAAAGCTAGCAAGAAGGGGTAAGCCGCCATGTTCAAACTGGTGACCGGCAAACCCGGAGACGGCAAAACCTCCAACGAACTGTGGGAGTTCCTGCACGCCAAGGAATACAAGGGTCGGGACAAGTTCTGCACGCCGATCAAGGGCTTCGAAGCCGCTAAGCACGGCGTCACCGAGATCGAAGACATCAAGGGTTGGCGGGATCTGCCCGATGGCTCGGTGATCTTCATTGACGAGGTGCAAGACTACCTTGGCCAGCGATCCGGCAAGGAAGTGCCTGAGTGGATTCGCGAGCTGGCCCGTCACCGCCATAGCGGCAAGGACTTCATTGCCACTACGCAAGACCCGATGTTCCTCGATCCGTTCGTGCGCAAGCTGGCCAAGCCTCATGTGCACTATCACCGCCCCTGGAACATGAAGATGGTTCGCCATCAGTGGGATACGGTTCAGAACGATCCGACCAACAAGACCGCTCGCAAAAGCAGTCAGTCGCGCTTCGTGAAACCCAATCCCGAAGTGTTCAAGCTCTATACGTCGACAGTGCTCGATACACACAAGGCTGCGCCGCCCTGGAAGCTCATCGCTGTCGCGGTGCTCGCGCTGGTATGCCTGCTCGGCGGTAGCGGGATGGCCGTGATGCGGTTGCTCGATATGGGCGATAAGGCCGAGCCCGATCCGGTCGCGGGCAATGATGTAGTGGTGATCGACGGCACGCCGGCCAGCAGAACGCCCCTCGATGGCATCACGCAAAAGCCGGCGATCAATAGCGAAGCCTCCTGGGAGCCCGACAAGCTCACGCCCCGTATTGAGGGCATGCCTTGGTCCGCCCCGATCTACGACCATCTGACCCGACCGAACGACTTCCCGCGTGTTGCAGCCTGTATCAGCTCGGAACGGACCGGGTGCCGCTGCTTTACCCAGCAGGGAACGCCCCTGAATACGCCCGAAAAGGCCTGTGAGGTGCTGGTCAAGCAAGGCGCGTTCGATCCCTGGAAGCAAGGTCGGCAAGCCGTGCAGAACAACGACAGTGGTGATCGAGGGCCGTCGGCGGCCAACAACGAACCCCCAGTGGAGCCCTCGGGGGCGATCACTCAAGTGCGTTACGAGAAAGGGCGGTTCCTGTGGTGAACAGGGGCGTCGCCGTCGCTTTTTGCAGGCGCTGCGAGGCACGAGCGCGCCGCAGAAAGCGCGCGCTGACGTCCCTGTAACACGTCAGATAAACCCAACTGAACAGTGTCGATTCGTTGCAATTTGGAGCAGTAGAAAATGACCGTTAAAGATCAAATTCGTGTTGACCGACAGTTCCAGGAATCGCCGACCGGGCGAGTGTTCTTCGATAGCCATACGGCAAAGCTGACTGACCTGTCGGGCGTTCGCTTGCTGCGTTGCGGCGTCGATACGGTTCGGCAGCTGTATCGTGGACTGATACGTCCGGAAATCATGGCGCTGTTCGAGAAACCGGGCGTCATGGTCGAGTTCGCTGGGGAATTCTGGCATGCCGGTCGGGTAGGGCGAGACTCAGGCTATCAATACAAGCTCCAGAACGCCGACCTCGGGTTCATCCTGCTCATCAAGAACTTCAACGCCAAGCTGGAGAACATCGGGCCTCACCTGAAGATCGAGGTGTCACCGCACGCCATCGACGCGCTGTCGCCTGAGCGTCTGCAGGAGCGCATGGATTATTACGCTGCAGCCGTGATG